GAATGCTCGAGTGAACCACAAACGACAGATCGCTTTCGCGCCCATCCGCATCCACTCCCGCCACCGCATAGTAGAGCGATTGCGGCCCCGCCCACTGCCCCCCTGTCTCATCCACCAGCGTCGTCAGGCTGATGATCGGTATCGACGCACGGCCGGACAGAACCGCCGCCGGAGGAGCAAATCCCACGGTCAGCGTGACTGCCGCCGATCCGTCCGTCCCGGCGTTGGCAGATTCCGTAATGCTGAACTGAGATCGGCCAATACTGTCGACCAGCTTTCCTACCAGCGGACGAGGCACGCCCGTGCTGGCGGCCCGGCGACGCCTGCGGCCCAACGTACTGGAAGCCGATGCCGAATACCAGGCCTCATCGTGAATCTGCGCGGTGATCGTTGCCCGGGCAAAGTTCAGCCCTGGTGCAACTCGCTGCACGCGGAAAAGCTGCCGGTCTAGGCCTTCTTTCAGGTAGGTCAGCGTAATCAGGTCACCCGGGCGCAGGCTCAAGCCCCGCATGCTGGTCTCAAACTGGACATACGTGTTGCCGTTGGTGGACCGGTTCAATTGCAGCCGGGCGATTCGCAGCGCCTGATTGATGTTCGGGATCCCTTCTGCGCTCAAAGTAGCGGCCACTTCCTGGCCGGCCCGGATGACATCGTCCGGATCGATCAGTGAAACGCTGTCTTGCTGATAGTCGTTGAAGGCATCCTGAAACTCGATGCTGATCCTGTTGGGTGAGTCCGCCGTGCTGCGCGAGTAGAGGACAATCGCCGGGTCACCATTATCCCGGCGCAGAATCCCCGACAAGCCATAGCTGCCATCGCCAAATTCGTAGGCCGGCCACCCGCTGCCCGTCGGACCGGTAGCGTTCGTGCCCAGTGGAGCCTGCGGCTGCTGCTGAGCCAATCCCGCTTCGATTCGAAGATGGAGCTTCCCTTCCGCACCGTAGGTCAAGTACAGTGCGGAGGACGCGCGGATGCCACGCACCACATCAGCGGCACTCCGGCGCCGCCGAAGCACCAGGTTGCATTCATAGCGCTTGATGTTCTGAGGATTACCATTCAGATCGGTGGACACCAGCGCTTCATCACAGTAAGCCGCCGCCCGGCCGAAGCTGGCCAAATCAAGCTCATCATGGTCCCAGCCACACCGGCGAAGTATGTCCAGCAAGACCCACGCCGGATTGCTCGAGAACGCCTCGCCGGCATAGTTCCCGGCGGTATCGAAAGTAGAAACGACTAAGCCTCGCAGCAGTACTTCCACTTTCGGCAGCGACCGGCCATCATTGACGCGATTCGGCACCACCACCGACAAATACGCCATCGAACCATAAGGGTCCCCCAGCGGCTGGCCCGAATCGGTTGAATAGTCGGCATTGAACACCCCGGTGCGGTTGCCCTTGCTCACCAGGTTGAACCAACCCGTACCGGTCATGTTCGCGCCGGCTTGGCCCGCTGGGATCTCAAGCCCATTCACCACCACCTTCAGCACATCCGCAATCTCACCCATTCCCAGCAGCACTTCCATCCGCGTGAGATTGCCATCATTGGAGGCAAACACCACCGGTGGCTGATAGAAGGCCGTCCCATAAACCATCGGCACAAAGTCGTTGTAGCGGCCTTGGTTCTCGGCCGGAATCGAGACATGCCGGCCGCTCTCACCATGGCTGCGCACCAGCGTGCTGGCCGGAACGAACTCCTGGCCTCCAAACCGTCGCGTGGTCCGGCCCTGGCTATCCTGCCGGAACATGCCACGCTCCTCACACTGCGTGCGCGTGTAGTCGCAGCTGGTGAAAGGAGTGTTCCCCACCATCGTCCCGCTGCCGCCGGGTTGATCCGGAGAATAGCCGCAGCGGAAGAATGGAGAGTAAGCACCACGGTCGAGTCCGCTTACTGCTTCCTGGCGCTCTGCCGCCGTGCGCGGAAACATCCACGGGCAGCGCCGCTGGATGCGGACCGATGGCAACAGCATGCGGCTCAGGTTCAGTCTGCTGGTAAATGACACCCGGAATCGTGCTTCGCTGCACTCCTCCGGAGGATTCGCCGTGCCGCGGAACAGCACCATCGGTGCGGTTGTCGCGACATCCGCCTTCAAGTCATAGAAGACGAAGCTGACCGTCAAGCGGGCACCCTTGATGCCTCCATTGCGCTCAATCTGCGAGAAATGAGAATCCGCATTGGCCAAAGTCAGCGCGATCCGGGAGAACCCCTCCGCGCCGTCCTCGCCACCGCCCACCTCAAATAGGTTGTGGCTTAGTACCAGGGCATCATGAACCTGGCCCGCCACTCTCACCCGGTGCGTCGCCCAGCGTTCCACCGCTCCACTAGCCAATCGGCACTCGAACAGCAGGATCGGTGTGTCAGGCGCGGCCTGTTCCTTAATCGTGTAGATACTCATTTAGACGCCTCGCCGCGCCACCATCGGAACTACTACCCGCACCCGGTCCAATGCGGTCATCATGGGCCTCAATTCATCGGTATCGAATCGGGCAGTGAGATATAGGCCGCTCGTCGCCGCCGTTTTCTTGTAAGTGGCCATCGCTGGCTGGGCCTCCAGTTGAGCCCCGAAGATCTCCACCGCGCCGCCCGCCGGAACAGCCACTCCAAACTGAGTGGGCTCCGGACCACTGGCCGTTGTGCCCGAAAACACAACTCGTTTCCAGTTGGTGCCAACCGTTATCGCCACGGCCTGACTCACGGAGCCACAGCGGCGAACCAAGTCGATCGAGCCACCCGTCGCACTCCGCACCCAAACGCTGAATGCAGTGTGGTACCAGCCCGGCAGTGCGACGGTCTGGAGCAGTTCACCCATCACAGCGGTGGTCGCCACCACTCGTGAACCGCTCGTGCCCGCCAGCGGCCCCACACCGCCCGCCTGAATGCCGACACCGGCCTTCATCCATTGCGGCCGCGAGAAGTCCTCGCTCCAAGCCAACAGGTTGCCTGAAGGGTCAGGAAACACAAACTCTCCCAGTCGTCCTTCGCAGTCGTCGAACAACTGCCGGAGGGCCGCCCACTCCGACGGAAGCAGTTCCTGATAAGTGCACACCCATCGCGTCAAGCGCTCTGAGGTATCACTCCATTGCACCCGCCGTCCGTCACCCATCTCGTTCTCTACCGTCCGGGCCGAGCTCGTCGAGACGACGGGAAACTGCACCGTCGACCCCGTCACCAGTTGCGGATAGAACTTCATGACACCAACCGCCGGATTCTCAACGTAGTCATCCCCCGCATCTCCGCGTCTAAGTGAAACGCCGCCGCATCGCTCGCAAACTGGCAGTTCGGATAGTCCGTATCATCCCAGGGATCATGAAACGTGAAGATCCCCGCCTTACCCGCCATCGCCACCCAGAATTCCCTCAGCTGGTGCATCTCACCCTCATCGAGTAACTGCAACTCCACAGTCCACTCCTGAATCGGCCGCCCCCTTTGGCGAAACCGCTGCTCACTGCCATCGACGAACCGCAACACCTCAGTGGAGTAGCGATGAGTGCGCTCAAACGGGTATTGCGTCACTGCCTCCGTGCGTAGCCTGGGAAAGGTGTCCACGGCTAGTACTCCGCCACGACGTCATTGATTGGGTGTGACTGCAACATCGCTTCCTTCACGGCATTGGCAATGTCGTCTCGCCGGTCCATAATGGACCGGCTGTCCAATGCTTGGATCTGAATGGTCACGTTCTGCGTCAAACTCGACGGCCTCGCGGGCGCCGCACTCACCTCGCGCCTCGGCATTCCGGACTGGTCATAGTCATAGCGGCTCAACTGGCCACCCGGGCCGGGCCCCACCGCCGCTTGCAGGTTCACCTTCATCGGGCGCGCGTATACCGGCAGCTCCGGCTCCGCAGCATCACCGCCTCGCCCCACCAACCTCGCTAGCCCGGAGATCAATGGACTCAAGAAAAGTCCCGCGCCAAACGTCGAGGCTACCGTTCTCGCCGCGTTGGCCGCGCCCGACGCACCCTTTGACTCCGTGTTCTTCCCCAGAGCATCCGTGTTGTCCCGCAACGACATCAACTGCTGGGCATTCAGCAAGGCCAGTTGCTCCAGTTGCAGCCGGATCAGCCCCAGGTTCTCCGGTACGCCGGCCCGGGCGATCGTCAGTAGCTCGCCTTGCAAATCAACGTTCGGCATTCTGTGTCTCCGTCATCCATTCCTGATCAAGAACTCTCAGGGCATCCAGCTGCTTAGCTGGGAGTGCACTGATCGGCCCCAACCCCACCGTCTTCCACACCCCAAACTGCTCCAGATAAGTCCAACTCTCGGCCGTGATCATCGACTTTGGGCAAACCTCCGTCGCCACCGGTCCGCGAGCCCAAACAACGCGGCGTGGACCAACTTTCGCGGCTGGCAGAAACGCACATCTTCGAGTTACATCCAGGCCGCTTCTCCGGCATGAGTCGCACTTCCACGCGGCTGGATCCGAGAACTGGAAATGAAAGGCGACCGCTAGTTTTTTCGTTCTTCGTCGCTCAACCCGCACTCGGCCTTGATGGCCTGGATCATCTCGCGGCAAAGCTCTTCCGGCCCTCGCTCAGCCAGACTCTGTGGAGTCGCGGCCACGCCATCCAGATCAAGGCCGCTCACCGACTCCAGCCCCCACTCCAGATACAAACGTTCCACCTCAAGCGCCAGCAACGATGCTTCCACCTCGTCCGCAAAGCCCGCGCCCGCTTCGGCAAACTCCATCCGCTGAGCCAGTTCCCGTACCCGCCGCATCAGCTCTAAACGCCGTCCAAACGACATGCGCCGCACCCGGAACGCAACGCCCGGAAACTGCACTGACGCCCGGTTCACACCGCTCTCGTAGCTTGCGGCCACCGAAGGCTCATCCGAATGCAATGTAGATCTCGTCATCCACCGTCCCCTGTGCCCGTGCGCCATCAAACCGCCAGATCACCCGCGTTTCGCTGTCGTCAAAGTCAGGGATGTCCGGCACCATACCGGTCACCCATACCCCAAACAACTGCCCCGCCTGCTGCCCCAACTGGAACATCACACTCACCGGCGTCCGCTGCCGCGCCGCTTGATACAGCGCCTGGGTGGCCGCGTCGTCCTGTTCAAACAAGCTGAACGTCAGCGAGACCAGCCGCTCACCTGGTACCGCGGCCAGTGGGCAGTCACAACCGAACTCCGCGTCGCGAACCTCCACATTGTTCTGCACCGTCAGTTGCGCGTTCGTGATCGTGCAGAACTTTGACATGGTGCTGCCCAACCACGCCTGTCCCAGGTTTCCCGGCACCACAGCATAGTCAAAGTCGGCATACGCGGGCTCTTCCGGAAAGTTGGTCAGCCCCGCGATCCCCGCCGAGAAACTCGCACTATCGACCAGGTCCTGCGCCACGCCCTCAAACTGGAATTCGTGGAAGTCACCATTGATCGTCACCGTCATCTGGTCCACCACGCCGCCTGACACGAATCGCTTCAACGCCGTCTCCGGGCTGCGATACTCAAACACGTTCATGCTGGGCAACAAATTCCCGGGCCGGTAGCTCGCCGTCGCCCCTATTGGCGAACCCGCCGCCGGAATCGTGCTAAAGCCCTGGTTCAACACCACGGTCAACGGATCAGCAATCGCCGCCACAAACCGGATCTCGCCGCCAAACGTGATCGCCTGCCCCACACTCAGCCCGTGCGGCCCGGCAAACACAATGTTGTTGGCCGTCGATCCCAAACCCGTCACGGCACCGGCATATAGCTGTGGAGCAGCACCCAAGGCTCCTTGAAACAGAGCCCCATAAGCCGGTGGCGCGGTCTGTGCGCCCCACCCGGCCATGTAGGTTTTCAAACTGAAGTTGGTCTTCTTGCGGCCGCTGGCTGGCGCTCCGCGAAACGTCCGGGTTCCGGTCTTGTCACGCCGGGCCAGGGTTTCGGAACGCTGCCGCGCGCCAAACTTCACTGCCGGTATCCGGTGAGCGCCCGTCAGCGCTGCCGTCTGCCCAAACTCGGGCTCCAGCGCTACATATAAGCGCTGGGAATTGGATGAGATATAACTTGGCATTCTATTTTGCGCCCCTAGTTCGCACTAACGTTCACGTTGAAAGTCACTTTGGCCGTCTGCAGGTAATTGCGCCCGCCAGACCGGATCGGGGCAAACGTCACCGTGTAGCCGCCCGAATAGAACATCCCATTGCCCCAGTCCCCGCGATTCATGTCCAGCACCTGCGTCGCGGCGTCGACGTAATGCCGGATCTGGTTCTCAATGGACTCCAGGTGATCTCCGGTCACCCGAACATCAATCGCCATCTTCGCCGTACCGGAGAACGTCCGGAATCGCTCCGTAAGTTGGTTCTCCAATGCCTCGCAGTAGACGTGCATGCTCGGGTACATGGCCCCCACCTGCTTTTCCAGGGTGTCGGAGGCGATGTAGCGCTCAACAATGCGCGCCACCGGCAAGCTCTCCGGCAGCAGCCGCTCCTGCGCCACCAGTAACCCCACCGCGAAGGGAATTCCCGTCTCCGCCTTCAGGATTCCTCCCACCGCCCGCGCCACCGTATTTGCCACCTGTGCCATGGTTTCCTTCCTTAGCCCCGCCGGAATGCCCGGTTCTGCCGCAAGTACAAGTCCGGCCGCTGGCTCTCCACCAGAGGCGTACCCACCACCAGACCAGCCGCCGGCATCGTCCACGTCTCACCGGCCGTCAGCGGTAGTTCGTTCTGACGGGTCAGCACTCCATCAAGAGGACCGGCATATACGTTCCACGCCGTCGCATTCGGCACCACCGGCGGCGGCGTCACCACCGGCACGGACCCGTCAGTGGTTCCAAACGGCACCACCTCGCTCGGCTTCCCCTGTTGACCGGCAGTGTTCTGCCACGCCACCCGGATCGCATAGATGCCGGTGGCCAGCGCTCCCGGCGCTGACTCCACCAGCGGCATATCCGCCCCCGCCAATGGGTTGTTCAGAATGCCCAAGCCCAAAGCGAACAGCTGTGTCGATTTCAAACCGGCCTGGCGCTGATACTCTTTCCATTTGCTTTCGTACCGGTCGTTCAGCTGGTTGTGGAACGCATCCCGGTAGCTCAGCATCAAAGTCAGCAAAGTGTGCCACTGCCGCAACGCTTCGCTCACCACCACCTGATCCAAGGTCACCGACGGCGGCTGGTTGTCAATCGCAGACTGCTCCACCAGGAAGCGTTCGATCTCCACCGCCATTTCCCGCTGCGCCACCGACAGTTTCACCGTCAGGTCGACACCCTCTGAGCTCGCCATCTCCAGCACTGAGCTTTCGTAGGCACGAAGATCCTCCATCGTGGAGATCACTTGATCGTTAAACAGAGCCATAGGTCACCTACCGCCGCCCCTTCTTGCGGGCATCAGCGATCTCGGCCAGAAAGTGGCCCTGCGGCTCAATCTGCCGCGCTTCGCATTGCATCCGCTCCAGTTCTGCCTGCTCCCGATGCCGCTCTGCCTCCCCGGCCTCGGCCAACCGCGCCCGGCGATCCACCAACATTCGCGCCGCCAGCTCCACCGGCAACTCCATCACCCGGCCGGCACGCCCCCCATCCGGCGTTTCGAGGCTCACCACCACCGCGGTGCCCGCGCCGAGACTCTTCTCCACTCCTCGAACCTTCTGGAAATATGCCTTGACGTCCATGCCATTCCTTTCCCGGCCTTCGCCCCGCTTGCCCCCAACACCCGCACGCTTCAAAGGAAAAGGCGGCCAGTGCCCCGCCCCCGGTAGCACTCGCCGCCTCTCCTCACGATCCGCCTCGCAGCGGATCACCCTAGACCGGATCTCCGGCCCGCTCCAACCAGACCTAGCTCCGTACGACGATGCCGTGGTTGTTCCGCAGAACACCCGTGCCGTACAGAATGTCCACGGTGAACTGCTGGGCCAGCGTATTCGGCTGATAGCTCATCACCACGCGCATGCCAAAGTTGCCCAGCTCGGCGTACTCGGCCACCGCACCCGTACCCGGCAGGGGCTGCGGCAACCGGCGGATCACCAGACCCAGCGCATTCTTCGCAAAGCCCAGGTTCCACGTCGTCACCGGCGCCGAACCCGTCTTGTTGACGAACTGCGAGCGGAAGACGTAGAAGTTCTTCAGCTTGCCCACTTCGCCATCGATCAGCGTCTTCAGCCCGGCCTCACCCGCCGTCTGGAATTCGCTGAACCGCGAAATCTGCCGCAGATTCGAGTAGGCACTGCCATCCACCACCAGATAGCGCGGCTGGCTCAACGGAACCTTCGCATTGAACAGCGACGTCTCCGCCGCTTCAATCGAAGCCTCCGTCAGCGCCGACCCAGCCGTACCCACCGGGCTATTGGCGGTAAAGCTCGCCGCCAGGCCCAACAGGTCCGTCTCCACCTTCTCGGCCAGTGCAATCACCGCCGGCTGCAGATAAGTCCGCAGCAGGTCAGGATAGGCCAGCACCTTGGTCACATCCGGAACCTGGAACGATGCTTCCAGGTGCGTATTCAGCACGATCTGAGCATTGGTCAGGTTCGGATTCTGGGTCGAAACGGTACCCGTCTCGCCGATGTTGTTGGCCGTCAGCGACGGCACCACCGGAACATTGATCGTGTCACCCGCATTCGCCATTCGCGGCTCGAAATCGCGGTTCACCAGGTTCCCCATCACCAGGTTCCCCATCAAAGCCGGAAGCGCCTCGGCCGCCACCAGCTTCACAATCGCCTGAGCCACGTTGGCTGAAGTAATGTTTGGCATCTACTCTTGTTCTCCTTAGTTAACTCTCTGCCTTCACCGATAAGGCCAGCCCGGGCGGCTTACTCCGCCCTTCCCCACAACCGGCCCCCAACGCCCTCACAGCCCGCGAGAAAGCCCGCAAGCTTGCGTCGAGCGGCTCCGTAACGCACTACCGCTACAGAGCCGCGCACGCAAGCAAGCGGTTTCTTCGGACTTCTTCCACTGGCTGCTACAGGCCCCTTAAAGACTGAGCCGCAACGCGTGCTATCTCTTGCCGCACTCGCTCCAACTCCTCCGCACTCATCCCTGGTTTGATCCGGTCCAGATCCACGCGCGAACTTCCCGCCACGGTTCGTCCCGTCGGACTCGCGCCGGACCCTCCGGTCATCCGCGCCGGCAGTAGCTCGGGGTTATCGTCGACAAATCGCTTCAGATACTCCCCCAGCGCCATCTCCCCTGTTGCCGTCCGGGCCACCAACCGCCCGTCCTCACCGCGCGCAATATCGTCTTTGATGGCCCGGAATGCCAGGTCCACCTTCGCCACCCCGCAGCGCTGGATCTCTGTCCGCAGCGCCGCATGCCGTTCGGCAAGTTCAGCACGAGCCTGCGCCTGCCGGGTCTCTTCCACCAACCCATTCAGCCGCGCCTCCAACTCCTCGCGCCGACGCCGCTCCTCGGCCAGTTCTGCCCGAATGGCCTCCTGGGCATCCACCTGCGCACCCTCCGGCTCACCGGGAGTGGCCGGCGTTGGCGTGCGGTCCAGGTCTACCGGTTCCCCCTCACGCACGCTGCTAATGAGTTCCTCCGCCGCCGTGCCATCGTTCATCATTCGTTCCCCACCACGGAAGCATCGATCTCGCGAGCAATCCTGTCTTTCAGGTCGGACCGGATATCAGACAGGAACTTAAACGCCAACCGCTTCTGCACCTGTTCCCGCAGCGTCGGTGAGTCAATCCCGATCCTCAGCAACCGCTCCGCGTCGTCCAACATCGAGCCAAACTCACCAATGTCAAACTCATCCAGGCCCGCGACATCAATCACCAGCCCGTCCTCCCGCACCGCTTCGATCGATCGCAGAATCGACTTCGTGATGTCCTTCACGCGGTCCCCCAACGCACGCAGCACTTCCTGCGTGATCGCGTAGTCCCGCTGCTTGCTCAATCCCGACTGGCTCTGTCCGTTCGCAAACGCCCCGCCCGCCTGGCTCAGCAGGTAGCAGATCCGGTAGATCTCGCGCTGCAAGCGCGACAAGTTGTCGGCCGCCAGCTGGAACACCGTTCCCTGTGGCTCTGTCCACCCAAACTTGTCTTCCGGCCCCAGTTGGATGTAGTAGCTCTCGCCGATCATCTGTTTGAACTCGCGGTCGCTATAGACCACCGGCATCGCAAACAGCCCCATCGTCAACGCCCAGCCCAACGCGTTGGACTTATTGAAGTGCTCCACCTGCACCAGCGCCGCCTTGCGCATCAACCACAGGCCTTCACTCAGCCGCAGCTCGAACAGCGGTACCCGGTTCAGCTTGGCCAAACCATGGAGTCCCTCATCCACCAGTTCGGGCTCGCCCTGTCCATCGCCCCGCAAGCAGTAAGTCTTGAATCGTGTCCGGTCGTAGTAGGTCCACGTCTGCTCACGCACCCACTCGCTCTGCTCCGGATTCTCCTGACATAGCCGTTCCGTGCGCAGCACCGCCCACTCCAAGTGCCCTTTGGAGTCGTAGCTCCAATTGACCAGGTCCAGCGGGGAGTAGCTCTTCAGGTACGCCCTCGATGCGCCTAAAGCATCCTCTTCCGCCCGGTTCCGCGCCGGCTCATCCTGCTTCGGGAAGTCCACCAGCGTATAGGCTGCACCGTAGACCAGCGCATGCGTGATCTGCTCACGCAGATAGTCCGTCAGGTTCGTGCCGCGCAGGTCGCAGTCGTCCTGCAGTTCATTGAAGAACTCGCGGCCCGCGCCGCTGCCACCCTCCAGTCCCACCTGCGGTTCCCGCCGGAACAGAGTCGCCGCATACCAGTCGATAATCGACCCGATGTAGTTCTCATAGAACACGCGCTCCAGCCGCTCGCCATAAACTTCAGTGGGCTCCTTCTGACGGCGCAGCAAGTAATGAGACGCGTTCTGCTTCATCTGCTCGCCGCCCGTATAGAGGTCGCGGTACTTCTCCCATACCGGCCTTTGCTCGATGTACTCCGGATGTTCTGCGAACATTCGCCTCTCCTCTTGTTTCCGTCAAACCCCAACTGCCTCGCCCAACTAACTCCGCTCTTACGTCTGCGGATTTCGCCTCAACGTCCGTACTGAGCCGCGTGCGTCAGCAAGCGGTCTTCCGAGACCCTGCAGATCCCCGCTAAACCAGTCGCCCCGGCCGTTCTCCGGCACCCTCGCGTCCATGGAACTCCTGCCAAATCAAGTACCCCAGCGCATCCGACATATGCGTCCGCTTCGGATCTCGCTCCTTGTCCATCACCGTGCTGTCGGCCTTGTACTCCACCTCTTCGAAGTCCAGCAGCAGTTCCTTCGCCCGGGCGCTGATCTCAATCGCCCCATCCCGCAGCATCACGTTCATCAGATTCGTCCGCTCCCGTACCGCCGGATTGGCCTTCGGAACCCGGTACGTAAAGGAAACGCCGGACCGCGTAAAAGTCTCGCGGACCATCTGGTAGTCGCTCGATCCCGTCGTCTGCATCCGGTTCCCGGAAGCATCGCCATAGATCACGACGCCCCCGTGGTGGTCGCCATACCGGTTCAGAAACTCTTCGCAAGCCTCCACCGTCGTGGCGCGCCGCAGCACAATCTCATCGATCACCCGCACCCGATCCCCAATCCTCTGCGCCACCACACTCGACATCGGCGTGACGTTGAAGTCGAGCGCCCACAGCAGTGGACGCCCGGCCTCCACTTCAACGTCCTTTACGTGCGCCACCCGGTCAAAGGCGTGGTA